AAGCAAGAGAATTTGCTTGATATACTTGAAATTGTCAAGGAGCTTGGCATAAAATATTATGTGTTAGTGTACTAAATATACACATAATGGCAAAAAATCCTCAGCACTTCATGGGTCTAGATGGCTTCAAATGGTTTGTGGGAGTTGTAGAAGACAACAACGACCCCGACAAACTAGGAAGAGTCAAGGTAAGAGTGTATGGTTTTCATACAAAAGACCTAGCAGATATTCCTACAGACAGTTTACCCTGGGCGACCGTGATGAGTCCTACAAATGATACATCAATGCAAGGGGTCGGACAGTTCAATACGATACTGAATGGCACTTGGGTTGTTGGTTTCTTTATGGATGCAAACGAGATGCAGAACCCAGTGGTCATGGGAACACTCAAAGGCAAACCTTCTTACAAAGATAATCGATTTGGTTACTCAGACCCTAATGATGTTTACCCCGAAAAGAAAAATTCTAGTTCTGGTCATGGTACAAACAAAGACGACCAAGACTTTACGACAGACCCACAATTTATTGAGAGTGATGTTAATAGACTTGCAAGAAATGAAACAGATTTATCGCATACAGTATTAACAACTAAGGAAGAAAGCCGAAGCAAAACAATACCAATCGCCAATTCCGATGAGACTTTTGATGAACCAGCATCTACTTACGCAGCCATATATCCTAATAACAATGTAAGAGAAACATCATCTGGTCACATAAAAGAATATGATGACTCTGTTGGTACAGAAAGAATTCATGAGTATCATAGAAAAGGTACTTTCTACGAGATAGACGCAGACGGAAATAAAGTTACAAGAATAGTTGGCGACAACTATCAAATAGTTGCGGGCAAAGAGTTTGTAAATGTTAAAGGTGATGTAAATCTTACAATAGATTCTAATTGCAATACTTATGTTAAAGGTAATTGGAATATACAAGTCGATGGTAACGTGGTAGAGAATATCAAAGGAACATACGATCAAAACGTGACGGGTGATGCTACTATGGATGCAAATACAATTAATCTTAATAGCGGAACTAAAGGTGCAGCTCGTCTAGATGATACAGTAGATACTGGCGATGACCCTGCTGGAATCTCAGGTTCTGATGGTTCAAACAAAATAGAAACTGCTTCTAAATCAGTAATCATTGGCGACTAATCTCTTAACTTTTGTATAAATAATAAAAGTAGTAGGAGATTTTTTCGATGGCATCAAGACCAGGCAGATTGGGCAATGACGCTCAATTAACAAACTCTAGCAATAAATCTGCTAGGATATATCGTGATTTAGATTTGTTCTTTGGAAAAAGAGGAACAGATTCAGATGTGTCTAGAGTTGAAGATATACAAGCGGTCAAAAGATCAATCAGAAATCTAGTTTTACTTAACGAATACGAGAAACCATTTCACCCTGAAATACATGGTGGAGTGAGAGATATGTTATTTGAAAACATGACTCCTATTGTAGCTAATATTATTGCAAGAAAAGTTGAAGATGTAATTAATAACTTTGAACCAAGAGCAAGATTGCAATCAGTTAGAGCTATACCAAACATGGATAGGAATGCTTACGAGGTACAAGTTTCTTTCTTTGTTGTTAATGCACCGACTGAGTTAGTTGATATATCAATCATGCTAGAGAGAATACGATAATGGCAACGACTACAAAGAAAAGAAATTTAAGAGTTACAGAATTAGACTTTGACCAAATCAAAGCAAACTTAAAAATATATTTAAAAGCTCAAGAAGAATTTAAGGACTATGACTTCGATGGTTCTGGTATCGATGTTCTATTAGATACACTTGCTTACAACACACACTATCTAGGTTTCAACGCAAACATGTTGGCCAACGAAATGTTTTTAGATACAGCATCATTGAGATCATCAGCTGTATCACATGCAAAAACTCTAGGATACGAAATCAGATCAGCAACATCACCGATGGCAATCATAAATGTTTCTCTCAAAACAGACTCAACATCTAAAACAATGCCAGCAGGTACAGCATTTACTACTACACTTGATGGTGTTAACTATCAATTTGTTACTATTGCTGATGTGACTGGTGCTAAGTTTGGAAACTCTGTAAACTTTGATTCACAAAAAGTTTATGAAGGTACTTATGTTACTTCAAGATATACAGTAAACACTTCGGACCTAGAACAAAAATTTATTTTAAGAGATAACAGAGCCGATACCTCTACACTAACAGTTAAAGTACAAAACTCTACTACTGATACAACAACCACAACTTATACAAAAGCAACAGACATAACTCAACTTGCTTCTGACTCTACTGTTTACTACTTACAAGAAATAGAAAACGGAAGACACGAAGTTTACTTTGGCGATGATGTTGTTTCTAAAGCTGTTGATGATGGTAACATAGTTATACTACAATATGTTGTAACAAATAAATCAGATGCAAATGGTGCTTTTATATTTACGCCACCATCTGCCATTGATGGTGTAACTGATATTACTTTGACAACTGTTGAAAGAGCTACTGGTGGAGCAGAACCAGAAACAATTAATTCAATAAAATTAAATGCACCTTTAGATTATGCATCACAAGGTAGATGTGTAACCACAGGTGACTATGAAGTTTATGTAAAAAGATTATTTGCACAAACACAAGCCGTTTCAGTATTTGGTGGAGAACTTGGTTCGTTCAATTCATCAACTGGTGTAACTTCAACACCAGAGTATGGTAAAGTTTTTATCTCTGTAAAATCTACTACTGGTGCCAACTTAACATCAGCACAAAAAACACAATTGATTACTGACTTGGCACCATACACGGTTGCATCAATCACACCTGTTATTGTTGACCCAGAGACAACTAAATTAAGATTAACTACTACATTTAATTACGACTCATCAGCGACTACTAAATTAAATACAGATTTAGTAAGTGCTGTAAATACAACATTGACTACTTACAACTCTTCTACTCTACAAACTTTTAATGGTCAATATAGAGCATCAGCAGTTTCTAAATTAATTGATGAGTCAGACCCAGCAATTTTAAATAATACGACCACTGTAAAACTATCTAAAGATTTTACACCAGACATGGGTACAACTAAATCTTACAATGTAGCATTTAACAATGCAATGTTTCACCCAGAGGACGGTTATCTAAAAGCAACTGGTGGTGTGTTATCTTCTTCTGGTTTTAAAGTTGGTACAGATACAACCACAGAATATTTTTTCGATGATGATGGTAATGGTAACCTTCGAAGATTTGCATTGATTGGCACTACTCGATCTTATGCTGATAATGAAGCTGGAACAATAGATTATACTTCTGGTTACGTATCTATTAACAATATTAATATTACTGCTATCTCAAATGTTGATGATGTTGCATCAACTTCAATTAGATTAATTATTACACCAGCATCAAATGATATTGTGCCTGTAAGAAATCAATTATTAGAAATAGACTTTACTAACACTACCATAACAGGTCAAATCGATAGCGCTGCTACTTCTGGTACATCTTTCAATGTATCAGGTTCTGGTACGACAACAACAACTACAACCACAACAACGGGTAGCACTACAACATCGTCAAGCTCAAACTCTGGTAGTTCAGGTAGTTCGTACTAGAATGAGTTGCTATGTCTAATGACCCAAAACTAATAAACAAAGTTTCCCAACAAATAGAAAGTCAATTACCTGACTTTGTAAGAGCAGATCATACTGTCTTCAAAGATTTTGTTGAAGACTACTTTACATTTTTAGAGTCTGCTAAAATAACTTTAGACTTTTCTACAAACTATGTAATTCTAGAACCTGAAACAAAACAATATCTATTATCTGAAAATGGAATACTTGGTGCGGCTGTTGATAGAATAGTTTTAGAAGACAGTACAGAATATACAGCAGGTGAAACTGTAAAAGGTCAAACATCAGGTGCAGAGGCAAAAGTAATTGTTGAGGATGTTAGAAATGTTTCTTTATATACTACGGCCAACCAAAGATTTCAAATCGGTGAAACAATCACTGGTCTAACATCTGGTGCAGAAGCCAAGATTGTTACTTACAAAGCAAACCCTGTACAAAACATTCAACAACTTTTAGATTACGCAGATACAGACAATACTTTATTTGAATTCTTTGACCAAGTTAGAGAATCATTTATGGCGACTATTCCAAATAGTTTAGCGACTGAAGTATCTAAAAGAAAATTAGTAAAAAATATTAGAGACTTATATTCAGCAAAAGGAACTAAAGAAGGTCATAAGACCTTTATGAAAATATTACTTAATGAAAACTCTGAAATATTTTATCCTAATGAAAACATGTTACGAGTATCAGATGGTAATTGGCGTAATCAAACTTTAATTAGAGTTGCATCATCAGGTAACGCAACAGGTCAAGAAGCTGTTAATAAAGTAATCACTGGTCAAACTTCTGGTGCGACAGCTGTTGTTGCGTCAGCATCTACATTCCAACAAGGCACAACCTCTGTAATAGAATTTGCTTTAGAAGATGAGTCTCAAGGTGCTACTTTTGAAACAGGTGAAACAATAACTTGTATATCAAATCTAGTTGATCTTGAAATAGAATTTGTTGTTAAAACAATTGTTAATACAACAAACTTAACTAATGATGGTATTCTACACTCGGAGTCTGAAGCAACTGTTATTGATACTGACAAAGGAAATGGTTTTGCAGATGTATTAGTTAACAGTTTAAAATCAGGTTCAGTATCAGATACATTTATTCAAACAGCAGGTACTGGTTATAGACTTGGTGAGAAAGCAATTTTTTCTACAGGTGGTGGTATTAATGCAGCCGAAGGTATCATATCAATACTTGGTGGTGGTATAGAATTAGAAACTGCCACAGATACAACATCAGGTAAACTATTAAGAGAAGTAGGAACAACACAAAGCTCTGAAGAATTTAATATACAATTAGAATCTAACGAAGAGAGTAATGGTCCTTATTATATTCTTGCCACTGGTGAAACTGTTGTTGATGGTGAACAACAACTTGGTGGTGGAAAGAAAGGTTATTACTTTCCATTATTTTTAACTGCGGCTGCGGCTGGAGGCACAGATAACTCTAACCCGTTTAGATTTTTAGAATTTCCTGGCAAAGTTTTTTACATGCCAGATACAGAAAGAAACTATGGAGTTGCTGATCCGCCATCAACAACATATGAGGGTGACACTCAAGTTTCTTACCCCGTTGTAGAAAATGATAAAATTATTTTAGATAGAACAACTGCAGGTGGAGCTGATGCAGGTGATAGAATTATTACAGATGAAACACAAAATACTTTAGATACATTTGGTGATGATAACGATCAAATCTTTTTAGAACCAGGTACTTTTGAAAATAGTATAGCATCATCTATTAATAAAATATTTTTAAATGACAAAGGTCAAGGTTATAAAACTCTTCCTACTATTTCCTTTGAAACTGCTAGTGGTTCAGATGCAAAAGTTTTAGCACTTACAAAAGATATTGGTGCTGTTGAATCATTAAAAATAAATGACTCTGGTTTTGATTATGACTCGTCTGATTTACCAGACATGCGTTTCAGAGCTCACTTTGTTTTAAAAGATGTTACAGGTACTTTTACTGTAGATGAAGCTCTTACTACTCATACAGGTACAGTTAAATCTTGGAACCCTACTACTCAACAATTAGATATTACTTTAGAGGATATTGTAAAAATAAGACATGAACAATCAACAGCTTACAATGCACCTTTTGTTGAAGAAAATACTAGAGGACTTGCTGGTCATAATATCCTCATGGAAGATACTCAAGATATTATTGGCCAACCAGAAGATAACATTATTTTAAACGGAACATCTATAAGCACACCAGCAAAAAGATTTATAGATGTAAAAGTTAAAGTAGTTAGAAACGATGCCGATACTGCTAATGTTTATTTGATAGATAACGTAAAGCAGAAAAGTTTAAAATTAGTAGAAGGTAATATATATCGTTTCGATCTATCAGATAGTTCTTTATATAATGAGGTTTCAACAAATAATCATCAACTAAGATTTTCTACAACACCAAATGGTACTCACGCATCTGGTGTTGAATATACTGTAGGAGTAACTAGAAATGATATAACAATATCATCTGGTCAAGAAGGTGCTTTTATACAGATTGAAATAGCAGAAAATGCTCCAACCCTTTATTATTATTGTGTTAATCACTCTGGCATGGGTGGAGTTATAGAAACTAACACACCACAAAGTTTTGTAAAAGATAATCAAGAAGATTTATTATTAGATGGTACAAGTTCAAATATATTTAAAATATTAGCAGAACCTGTTAATGGTGCTAATCCTTTGTTAGCAATAGCACTAGAAGATAACTCTGGTGTTTTTATAACTGAACAATCTCAAGAGGGATTGGTAACGGATGCTGGAAGTAAAATACTTATTGATAGTTTATCTGAAATAGGTACAGCATTTTTATTAGATGAAGATGGTAATAAATTAAAGAGCGAAGATTTTGGTAATTTAATAACTTTGGAAGCTAGTCTAGACGGTGGAAAAATATTATCTGAAACAGACACAGAAGCTGCAGACTTTATAGTTTTAGATGGCACAAACGCATCATCTAAAAATGCAGCCGATAGTTTAATTCTACAAGAGAGTATAGATTTCTCTGAAGATGCAGCTGTTACAATATCAACTGCAAGTGGTTCAGGTACAGTTTTATTAGCAGACATTGCTACTGGTACAGTAGATGCTGGAGTAAAACAAATTACCGATGGTAAGTATGCAAATATTGAATCATTGATTGGCGAGGACTTGATTCGTGTTCAAGACTCCTACTACTATCAACAGTTTTCTTACGAGGTTCAAGTCGGCCAATCAATTGCTACATACATTAACGAATTAAGAAGAGCAGTACACCCAGCAGGGTTTGCACCTTTTGGTAAAGTTAGTATTGCAACTTTCCTATCAAATGCTATTACGGCATCTGGTGGTTCAGAGTTCTCACCTATTCTTGGTTCTGTTCTTAAAGCATTGTTTGATGAGAAGTTTAGAAGAACATCAACGGCCGTACAAGTATCAAGTAGATTAGGTCATAGAAATGATAAGATTGTAATAGATGGTACAGCCACATCTGCAACTCTTTTAGATGGCACCGATGGTTCATCTACCGATGCAGGTGATAATGTATTATTAGAAACTGGTAGTAATCTACTTAATGAAACAGAACAAAATGCTGGTGATGCTTTTATATTTGAAGATGCAACATTAGATCAGTTTGGTGCAGGTGGAAGAGTAATGGCAGAAACTTCTCTAGCACCTAGCGAATTATCACAAACAAACTTTATACCTTTATTCTCAAAAATTATTCAATCTAAAGCAACACCAAGAGCTCCACAAAACTTTATGAGAACAGTTAGTGGTGCAGTTGGTGGAGGCGGTATATTCCCTGATAGTGAGGGAATACAATTAGAAGGTTCTGAAACTGATGTATTAAGATTAGATGGTATAGACCCATTACCATCAATTGCTTTCTTTGTATTAAATGCAACTGCAGCTAGTGGAACAGACGCAGGTGACAATATTTTACTAGAAGAATCTGTGGCACCAGATACATTTAGATTGACAATGGAAGACTCATCATTTAGTTTTGATAGTGCTCAAGTATCTTCAGTTAATGATAAAATGATACTTGAAGACTCACAAAAAACAAATGACTCAATTCCTTTATCTGAATTTGAAGAGTTAAGAATTGTTGATATAGTTAGACCAGATAGAATTTTATTAGGTCAATCTAGTGATATGATAGATGTACAAGGTTTAAGATTTAGTAATAAAGTAATATTAGAATTAGATGCTGTGTCGCCTTTAGAATTAGAAGATAATTCTGGTTTCATTATATTTGAAGATAGCATAGTATCAGATGAATTATTAGTAAACAGAGGATTAGATAATGGTACTTCAGATATTAATAATGCTGGAGCGCCAGACTTTGATGGTATAAAATTAGAGATAGATGGTTTCATAAAACTAGACGGACACTTAATAACAAGTGGACCTTTAACTGGTCAAGTAGTTGATGTAGATGATTTTGTCATATCGGAAAAAACAGGTTCTGGTGATGAGAGATTTATTCTCGAAGAGGATGGTGTCATTATTGCAGAGGACTTTTCTACAAACTCTAATCAACAGTTTTTACTTATGGAAGATGACACAATGGTACCAGGTGCTAAATCAAGATTAGAAAAAACTACACAAAAGAATTTTGCCGATGCATTTTTACTTGAGGATGCAGCTCAAGAAGTCGCAACAGATAGTTTAGTATTAGATGGTACGGATGGTTCTGGTACAGATGCAGGGTTTAAAGTATTATCAGAAAGAGATGTTGATGATGCAGAAGCCACTGTAGAACATATTTTATTAGAAGACTCTAATATATTTGCAAGTGAGGGTCAATTACCACATGCAAGTTTAAGATTTTCTAGTGGGCCATCAATATTAACTGAAGACATACCTCAAAGAGTTGTACAATTAGGAAGTCGAGCAGTAGTTAAATCTTCAGTTATTGAAATAAGGAGTGCGTAATATCGTATAAATAATATAAATACAAAAGGAAGCGTATATCAATGACAGCAATTATAACAGAAAAATTTAGACAACACAATGCTAATCAGTTTCACGAGTCATTCTCTGAAACTGGTTCATCAACTTATTACTTATTCTTAGGCAAATCAATGCCATTTACAACTGGTACTTCAGGTGGTTCAGATACAGCTCCGCCAACTCCAGCAGATGCAGTTTCTAACGAATTCTATTCATGGGATTCTATGTTAGGTGCTAAAAAAATTACAAGTTCAGATATCTCTTTTGCGCTTCCTAGAGTTAATTGGGCAAACAGTACAGTATTTGATATGTATGATGACAGAGTAACATCTTCAAATACTACGGCATCTGGTGCATCCTCTTTATATGGTTCTAACTTTTACTTTATGACTTCAAACAAAGATGTTTATAAAGTATTAGATAACAATGGTGGTAGTGCATTTTCTGGTTCAGAACCTACATCTACAAGTACATCACCTTTCGCTTCTGGTGGATATATTTTAAAATACATGTACACAATCACAGCATCTGAAGCAGTTAAATTTATTACAACAGATTACATACCTGTATCTACAGACACTACTGTGGCTGCAGCTGCAACAGATGGTAAAATAGAATCAGTTAAAGTGACTGCAGGTTCAGGTTACACAAACGGAACATACTACGCACCTGTGTTTGGTGACGGTGCAAATCAAGGAACATCAAGTGGTGCAATTATAAGAATTACAGTATCAGGTGGTTCAATCGCAAGTTTTGGATTAACTGCTGGTACAGATACAACAATACACGCAGGTGGTTCTGGTTATACTTTTGGAAAAGTTTCTTTAACAAATGTATTTTCAGACACAGGTTTATCAAGTTCTGCAAACATAGGTTCAGGTACAGGTGGTGATGTAAGAATTATCATCTCACCAAAAGATGGCCATGGTAAAGATGCAGTAGAAGAATTAGGAGGTCATTTTGTAATTGCAAATACAACTATCACTCAGGCAGAGGGTGATGACTTTACAGTTGCGAATGACTTTAGAACAGTTGGCATAGTCGTTGACCCTACAAACTTTGGAACAACGACCGTGGCATCTAGTACAACTGCAAGACAAACCTATGTTGTTAAGTTCTCTTCTGCCACGGGTACGTTTGATGTTGATGAACAAATCACTCAAGCAACTACTGGTGCTGTTGGTCGTGTTGTTGAGTGGGATGCCACAAGAAAATTATTGTACTATCAACAAGAGAGATTTAGTACATACGGTACAGCAACAACTACACAAAGTTTTACAGCATTTAGTGGAACAAACTCTATAACAGGTTCTACTACAAATGCGGTTGGAACACCATCGTCAACTGGTTCAGAAACAGTTACACTTGCAAATGGGAATACAGTAACACTAACAAGTGGATACGCAAACCCAGAGCTGCAACCTGATAGTGGTAATATAGTTTATATTGAAAATAGAAAACCAATTCAAAGGGTATCAGATCAAACTGAAGATGTTAAGATAATTATTGAGTTTTAAGGATTAATATGGCACAAAAAACTGACTTAAATGTAGCACCATATTATGATGATTTTGCAGAGAATAAAAATTTTCATAGAATACTCTTTAGACCTGGGTATGCTGTTCAGGCAAGAGAGTTAACACAGCTACAATCAATATTACAAAATCAAATCGAAAGATTTGGTTCTCATGTTTTTCAAGAGGGTTCTGTTGTAATACCAGGTGGTATTAGTGTAAATACAGATTACTATTCTGTTCAACTCGCTTCATCTTTTGCTGGTGAAACTATTGACCCATCACAATATTATAATGAAGACTCACCTGTTACAATCGTAGGTGCAACTTCTGGCGTAAAAGCAAAAGTCATAGGATTTAAAGCTGCAACATCTACAACACAACCTTTATTATATGTAAGATATATTTCATCAGGTTCAGATTTAGAAACAACTATATTTCAAAACTCAGAAAATATTTTTGCAGACACAGCTATTACACACACTACTGCTTATGCAATAAACACTAACTCTGCTACAACTCATACAAGCGCTTCACAATTAGGAACAGCTGTAACAACAACAGGTGGTGTTTATTTTATCAGAGGAACATTTGTACAATTATCAGATCAAACACTTGTATTATCAGACAGTTCACAAACTGCATCAGCAAGAATTGGTATAACACTAAACGAAGAATTGGTAACACCTGAAGTTGATGAGTCTTTAACAGATAACGCAACAGGTGCTTCAAACTTTGCAGCCAAAGGTGCTCATAGATTAAAGATGAGTTTAAGTTTATCATCTTTAGATTTAACATCTACTGCTGATAATAACTTTATTGAAATTGCTAGAGTTAAAGATGGTATTATTCAAAGTGATGCTAGACCAACTGATTATTCAGTATTAGGTGATACACTTGCAAGAAGAACATTTGACGAGTCTGGTGACTATACAGTAAGACCTTTCCAATTTGATGCTAGAGAAATGATTGACAATAGATTTCAAAGTCAAAGTTTCAGAGGTGTTTATTCTACTGGCGAAACTACTGCTGATGGTGGATCGGCAGATGAGAGTAAATTCGTATTAGCAATATCACCAGGTAAAGCATATGTAAAAGGATATGAATTAGAAAAACCAGCTGTTACTTTTAAAGATATAGAAAAGTCAAGACAGTTTGATACAGTAAACGCAGGTTCAATAAATGCAGAGTTAGGAAACTTTGTTAAGATAACAAATGTATATGGTCAACCAGATGTTACTGATATCTCTGGTGAGACAACTGCATATAAAACAATTCAACTATTTGATGATGTAACTTCAACAAGAGGAACAGCGTCAGGTACGCAGATAGGGGTCGCAAGAGCAAGAACAATACAATACGAGTCTGGTACTATGGGAAATACAGATGCCGTATTCAGATTATATCTTTTTGATATTAGACCATTTACATACTTAACACTAAACGATAACCCAAGTTCAGCACTAACTGCTAATCATAGTAATGGTGGAGTTAGAGTTAAAGGTGAATCATCAAACGCAACAGGTTTTGTTTTTGGTTCACTAACAAGTGGTACTCAAGTTGTACTTACAAATGTTTCTGGTACTTTTACTGTAGGTGAAAAACTTATAGTATCTGATAGTGCAGAGTCAGATCAGATCGTAGAAAATTCATCTAACGCAGATTTAACAATATCAAATGTTGTAACACACATATTTTCAGAAACAAGAAGTTTCTTTATGGATGACCCAGATAGTGGTCAAGACTTTACTGCTGATGCTGTATTAATATCTACAACAACAGGTGTTGATGGTCAGATAGTTTTAGATGGTACAGATGCTTCATCTACAGATGCAAATGACAATATAGTTCTTGAAGAAGATAACTCAACAACTATCGCTTTGGAATCTGAAAAAATTGGTAAATTAAATCAGGCAGAAAAAAATATTGCAATATACAGATTACCAAAACCTACAATCAAAACACTATTAACAGAGGATAACAATGGTTCGTCTGATACGCAGATGACAATTAGAAGACAGTTTATCGCAACGACAAACTCTTCTGGTGCTGTGTCATTTACTGCTGGTGCAAACGAAACATTTTTATCTTATACAGATCAAGATTATACATTATCAGTTTTATCTGCTGGTGCAGGTGGTGCTGCTAGTCAAGGAGATATCGTAGATGTTGAGTCAACAATATCTGGCACAGGTACAGCGACAATCACAATATCAGATAATACAAACTTTGGAAATGGTGCGAAAGTTAAATTAACTGCAACACTATTAAAAACATCTATCTCTGCTAGACTAAAAACAACTAACTTATCTAAGGTTGTTAAAGTTGCTGGTGCAACAACAGGTGCCTTTGGAACAAGAGCCACAGACGATGTAATATCACTAGGACGAGCAGATGCTTTTGCTTTAGGTGCTGTGTTTGACTCAGAGGATACAAGTTCAGATGCATCACTACCAACAATCGCTTTAACAACAATCAATGGTACTTTTGTTAGAGGAGAAAAAATTACTGGTGGAACTTCAGGTGCAGTAGCAAGAGTTATCAACCCTACAACACCAATTACATATTATCTACAAGACGGTGTGGGAGCTGCTAACTTTGAAGCAAGTGAGACAATCACAGGTGCGTCTTCTGGTGCAACTGCTATAGTTTCAAGTGTAACTGCTGGTTCTAAAATTATTACTTCAAACTATTTACTAGATACAGGTCAAAGAGATAATCTTTATGATATCGCTAGAATACAATTAAAAGCTGGAGCATCAAAACCTAGAGGAAGACTAGCAGTAGTATTTGACTTCTTTAGTCACTCTTCAGGTTCTTTCTTTACAGTAGATTCATATTCAGATGTCGCTGGTCAAATGGGATATGGTGATATTCCAACATACACAGCAACAAGAGTTGACCCAGATGAACCAGAACCAACTGGTGAGTTTCCATTAACAGATGTTGTTGACTTTAGACCAAC